TGATGTCGTTTTAAATCGTGTAAAGCATACATCATTTCCTGATGAGGTGTGCTCAGTAGTACATCAAGCACAGTTAGATGCCAATGGAAATCCTAAGCGCAACAAGTGTCAATTTAGTTGGTACTGTGATGGCAAGAGCGATGATCCGGCAGATAATGAAGCATGGAAAAGATCTTTAAAATATGCTACTGATATCTATCGGCACGAAAAGTATATTGGAATAACTGAAGGCGCTACGCACTATCATGCGTCGTATGTAACACCATATTGGGCACCTACTCTTGACAGAATTGCTCGTATTGGTTCACATATTTTTTATAGAATGAAAGGTAAATAATGAGCATTGATTATAAATTCCGTGAACGCGAACTCATTGACGAGTTTCAAGGCTATATTGATTCTACATATCAAGGGCACTATGCCACAAATAAATTTCAGTCTACTGAAGTGATTATTGAGCGTGGTCATGGAACTGGATTTTGTATGGGTAATGTAGATAAATACTCTAACAGATACGGCAAGAAAGGCTCAAGGGCCGATGCACGCAAGGATTTAATGAAGGTTTTACATTATGCCCTTATCCAGCTCTATATTCACGATAGTGAAGAGGAAAGGTAAATACATTGGCTATGTTAATGATAGTGTGATTATAATGTCACATAACAAGCGCATTGTCCGTGAACATCTTTTATATCTTGGATATACAGATAAATAAATCGTAAACGTTGAAGCAACGTGAACACATACTGGACTCGGGGGCGGTACCCGACAGCTCCACCAAATTTACTCTACAAAGTAAATTATTGATTTTTACTCTACAGAGTAAATTTGATGGGGCTGAAATAGGATCGACAGGTGTGAAAGTGGAAGTGGAGTTTACCGGCTGACTGCGAAATAGGTCAATCACTACAAATGCAAACAATAACTTTGCACCAGCTGGATTTGCGCTAGCCGCATAATCACAGGGAGCTGGCCACTTGCTTAGCAACAGAAAAGTGGCATATTACTAAAAACGTACATAACTTTCTTATAAGGGAACTAACTAATGAAATTTGCTGCTATTACTGCTGCTGCGTTGCTGGTCTCAGCAACATCTATTCAAGCCGCAGAGCTTGGAGCCACTGGTATCTCACTGGGTGCCACAACAACGGCTGAATATAATGTTGATGCTGAGAACCTGACATTGGAGCTAACACCAACTGTAGGCTATGGTCTTTACGGCATGGACTTTACAGCTTCAACCGATCTCATGATTTACAACGACGATTTTGTATTCATGGACACAAATCCAACGCTTGACTTTAAAGTCGCTTATGGCGTGTGGGACGGTCTTGAAGTATATGCCGAAACTGGCTACGACTTAGAAAAAGAAGATCGTGCTGACATTGTTCTCGGAGCGGCATTTACCTTCTAAATTTCGTATATATAACTGTATATACTATAGGGTCACTACTTAATAAGTGCGCGCGGGACCATGGTTAGTCTCGCATTTTTATAAGGTGAAATATGATTTTTGTTAGCGTATATATTTTCTATTGGATCATGGCCGCTGTCGGTTTAACAGCCGGATTCCACAGATGTATCTCTCATAAACAAATTGTTCTATTTCCTCCGCTTGAAGCGATTGTCATATGGGCAGGAACAATAGCTAGCGGTTGTTCACCACTGAGTTGGGCAGGCGTCCATCGGATGCACCATGCGTACGCTGATACCGAAAAAGATCCACATTCTCCAAAATATAAAAGCTGGTTAGAAATATTGTTTTCTACATACAGAATTAAAAAAATACCTCGCAGGTTTGTTAAAGATTTGTATAAAAATCCTCGCGTTGTGTTCTTTCATAGAAATCGCTTATACACTTTTATTACAACATACGCTATAGCCTTTGCTATTAGCCCGGTGCTTGTATTGTATTTTATTTCACTTATTCCTTTATCATTCATGTTTTATGGACTTCTCAATTTATTAGGCCATGGTGATGCCGGCGCGAAAAATCGTTGGTGGATAAATGTATTTGCACCATTTGAAGGAAATCACTATGACCATCATGAAAAGAAGTGACAGCGCTAAATGGGTTAAGATGGGATTTGATGTTCCATGCTTAGATATTGAAAATGAATATAACACAGTAAAAGATTCACTAGTTATTCATAGGCCAGAAGACGGACATAAAGACTGGTTTGCTATGACACTCTATGGTGTCAATGCTCAAAGCACAAATAGCCATTGGGAATATGGACGGAGCAGCAAAAAAGAAATTACATCTATCGGAGAACTATGTCCAAAGACAATGGCATTTGTCAACTCACTCCCATACGCGCGCATCGATGACGTGCGATATCTAGTGATTAAGGCAGGTGGTTATATAGCCGAGCATATCGATGTGCCAGAGCACAATTGGCTTGATCCTTTAAATATATCTATCACATATCCTAAAGGCAGCAAGTTTATACACGACGGAGAAGAAATACCGTATGCACCTGGCGTACCTATTGTTTTAAACATTCACTATCCTCACTCAGTAGAAAACAATTCAAATGAAGATCGATTGCATTTATTAATACACGGAAAAAAGAAAAATGAATTCTGGAATTATGTTGAGGAACTCAGACTGTAATGTTGAAACATTTTGCCCTGCCGATCGGCCAGATTTAATTAAACGCCTAAGTGCAGTAAACTACGGCCATGTGAATTATGATACTATAAATTGGCACGATTTTGACTGTGTGTCTATATTGATTAATGGTGATAGTATAGTAGGGTTTAGCTCAGTGTTTCGCCGGAAGGAATTTTATGACGATGGTGAGTGTAGAATATTAAATCGATATTGGGAAGACAGTGCACTAAGAAGGCCGGGTAGAGAATTGGCACGACCGCATTTAATAATGATGGTCAAGCAACAATTAAGCTTTGCAAAGCGCGTTGGCTACACAAAAGCGTTTATAAGTAGAGAAAAGAACCCTAAAGTCTTTGCAGAATTGATAAATAAAATAGCGCAGGCTACAGATACACTGTGGGATATACATGACACTAAGGTTGCAGTATGTAGCCCTAAAAGTCCTAAATGCTGGCAATATAAAGGATATACAAAATTATGAAAAAGCGACATGAACTACCACCATTTCAAAATTTAGGTCTTCAATTTGATGTAGATAAGATTATTGAAACTGTGAGAAACATGCCAAATGAAACTGATGATCTTAAAGAAAAAGACGGCTACGGTGAATTAGTTGGTGGCAAATCGCCAAAACTCCAGAAGGCGTTTGGTTTAAAATTTGATACTATTGAAGATGCATACACGTTTTTGCAAGATAACGACGTAAATGAATCTGAATTTAGAAAAGGTCTTGGCGGCAAGCGTATGGCATGGGATTTTAGAAACTATGTCAAACCGTTTGAAGATTACATTGTAAAAGACGAGCAAGGAAAGTATGAAGTAAACGGATCTCCGTACAAACAAATTGCATTAACTAAATATAATCCAGCCGAAGAAAACCGAGTGTACGAAAAAAAGATACCTAAGTCCAGACTTGATGAGCGCCATTATAATCTCTTAAAAGACTGGGTTAAAGGCACTTATCTGGAAGAAGTTATAAAATCGTTTAAAGGTGAAGTTACTCGTGCACGAATAGCAATTATGGATCCTGGTGCTTATGTTGCCGAGCACATTGATTATAATACTGATTACTCTATACGATTCCATATTCCGATTACTACTAATAAGGATTGTGGATTTTACTGTGTTGAAGATGGCCAAAAGGTGTATCAGACAATGGAGCCAGGATCTTGCTGGTTTTTAAATCAAGGACTAAGGCATTCGGCATGGAATAAAGGCACTACGTCAAGATCACACATTATATTATCAGTTAACGGCCAGGAAGATTTGTATGATTAAAACGTGGCGCAATGATTCATTTATTGAAACAGATTACGAGGTAGATCCAGCGTTTTGGAATCCATACTTCACAGGTGAATGGCAAGATAGTAATAAATTATATTCGGAATATGTCAAGGACGCAACCGGTGGTAAAGAGATGAATAAGTTCTTTGTACAAGAAATTCATAACTTTGATAGGCCGTTACTTAAACTAATTAAAACGATATGGAACGAATTTAGCATTAGACCTAAAGAGTTTCGTTGTAATTTTTTTAGAGTATTAGAAGGCGGTGAGCTGCCTGTTCATGTTGATGTGAAAAGTGAATGCTCAGTATTAATACCAGTAACAGAAAATACAGGCGAATTATATGTAGAATCGGACACTGGGCGAGATTCGATTGTGTATGATACTATGACTGTGCTTAACACAAAGAAACCACATGGTGTGCAATCACCAACAAAAGAACGTATCGTATTCCACATGGGAATACACGACATAGAATTCGGAGAACTAAAATGAATAGACAAATTAATCTGCCTAGCTTGACGCTGC